CGCTGCCAATATTCCTACTAATTAATCTCCTAAAATTCTGTGCCATTTCCAATCTCCAATATTAAGTAACAACCTAATATAATTAAAATTATATAAAAAATTAATCGTAAGTTCATAAGGCAACGCTCATAGCTATGGCTAATCCTTTAGTAGCATGCTCACCATCACCAGTTAAATCAGTTAACATAGCTGTTGTAACTCTAAGTTCAACACGCTCTCCACTACTAGCAATAGTACCTGTCGTACTATCTTGCCCGCGTACAACTGTAAGCGTATTAGTCGATACACCAGTTACTTTAACAATTTCGACATAAGCACCGCCTATGATACTTAAATACATATGATCACTACCGGTAAGAGTAGGGAACTTGGTTCCATCAGCTACATCAAAAGTTTCTTGGGTAGCATTGATACCGGCACTTAATGTTGAATAAGCATTATTTGCAAATTTAACTGCCACAAGTATTCTCCTAAGAAATAGTGACTGCCCAACTAATTGTCATAGTATCGAGTTCACCTTTATTAACAGCAGTAAATTCAGTTCGAGCTAACATAGTACCTGCTGAAGCAGCATTAAGTATACCCGCCTCAGTAATTGCCGCAGTAGCGGGAGCTGTTACATCTGGTGTATCCGCCGGGTATGTAGCTGCAAAAGTAATAACAGCACCTGCCACTATACCGCCAGAATCAGTCAAAGCTACCCTGGCAACTTCTGTACCTAATGTGGTATCTCCAACGACTGGATCAACAGTACCGGTACCAATAGCCATATGAGTCATAACTCCAAGAGAAACACCTTCCATTCTTTGAGCTACCCAGGCTTTACCAGCAGTAACGATGAGATTATCAGTCTCTCGTACAATTTCATTATTAAGAGAAATTGTTAATTTGCCTTTAAGAGCAATTCCATCTTGTGTGTTCATAATAAACTCCGTTTTATAAAATTATTTTTCTAATCTCCTGGGTTATCTACGTGTGTTACTGCTACATCATCAGCACCTACCACTAGGCTACCGGCTGATATTAGACGCGTATTAAGCATGTTAGTATTAAGCATACCATCATGCAAATATGTTACTGCATCAGAAACGCTTATACCATCTGTCGGGTTCTCATGGTGTATCTGCCCAATACCTGGTGTATCGCCCGTACTAACAGAGTCCGTAAGATTTTTACCAACAGTCCAAGCAAATGTTTCGCTACTAGAGATAGAATCAGTAATTAGCAAATTAAATTGCATTGCTACTTCGACTTCATCTCCGATACTAACTGAATGAGCAGGATTTTCTCTATATATCTGCCCAATAGTCGGGTCACTGATAACTGTTATGCTATCAGTAAATGCTCTGCTATAAACAACAGTATGTGAAAAAACATCACTAAGTGTTACAGTTTCTCCGTTCTCTCCAAGAAATTCCTTATTTTTACTATCGTAATCTAAGAAGATATCAACACTAGGATCAACATAATCTACTGTTGTATCTGGCTTAACATACGTTATTACTACTTCTGCATTACCAACCGTGAAATTTCCTAACATCAGAAATCATCCCGTACTTTAAACTTAAGCCTATCAAAAAGAGTTAAAATACCTCCACTAGTATATGTTAATGAAATTTCACCTTCGTAAGTACCAGCCGAAACATCCAGCGTATCAGCACCCCACGGCATATAGCATGTTCCTGCAGCAGGAACAACTTTTATACACGTCATCGTATCTAGGACAGTTGAACCACCCAAGGCACGAAATTTTACTGTAACTGTAGGATCGGAAATATCGATGATGCCCCATGTAGCTGAGTCATCAGGGTCTAGAGTAAGACCAGCGGCGGCGGTGTTAGAATCTTTTAATGTGAAATTAATCTCGGGTTTGCTGTCACCTGCGACTAAATTTATTTCTTCGTAGTAAGCCATATTTAACTCCGTTGGAGGTTGTTCTCAGCATTGGCTATGCGGTATTGCTATTGCAGAATAATGTAATATTTTAAAAAGTCAAATTAATTATACGAACCCGTTATCGGTTAGTTTAGTATTAAGTTCAATTTCATTATTCCCCCACATACCAGAATTAATAAGTTGTTTACAAGAAGCTTCATATCTCATGTAATATGTATTATTTTCATCCTGCATTCCACCACTAGTAGTAACATGTGCTTTATATGCGGAGTAATTTAGCAATGCTTCTGTGTACACCTCATTAATTTTTAAATCTGCATAAGTTGTTTTAGCTTTTGTAGGTGCTGCTGCGTATTTTAAAAGAATTTGAGTACGTGTAGGAGTTTCTGCATCAGTGCCTTTAATAACTATTTTAAACGGTTCAGGTATAAGAATAGATACATGTTGATCAACATCTTGTACTAATTTAACCGAATCATCTTTAATGGGCACTTGTACAAAATCTGAAGCATAATATGCATAGATAGGAGAAAGAAAATTAGCGGGTAAAGTGTATTCTTCCCCGTCAAATGGATTATCCATTTCATACGTTTTCACCAGTAAATGAAATCGTTTATGTAAAGCTAAATTAGCTAAATTTACATAATTAATAAATTTATTTTGATTAACTGTTTGTACTGCACTTGGAACTGGATCCGGATTAGAAGACATATCCCCAACACTAGAAATAGCAAGCTTGCTGCACTCTCCGGTAGTTAAGTAATCAATATATTCAGAAACTTTCATATCATTCCTTTAAGAAGGCGGGTAGGTAGGGGCCTTTAGGCCCCTACCTACCCGGGAGGAGCCCAACTCGTTGAGAAGACGAGTTGGGTTGAGTTGAAACAAATTATTAAACAAAATAGGAACTATCTCCTGCTTTCTTGGTACTGCCATCATCACCCCACATAACTGAATTTTCTAACTCGTCCTTGTCTTCTTCCTGTGGTCCCACTTCACTTGGTTTCCATGCATTTAATTCTGCCAACATACTGATTGTATCTATCTGATCATCGTGTTTACTTTTAAACCCCTTTAGAGTAGCTAAAGATATTTCAAAAAGCAACTCTACAAGTTCTTCACTGTCTTTTAATTCTTCAGGTAACCAAATCTTTTTAGACTTAAACAAGGGAACAGCATTCTGCTGAAACCTACTCATCTTATCTTTAGTAGGTCTAATTCCTATTGTATTACTATTTTTCCCCGTAGACAAAGTAAAATAAATATTACGCTGACCCATCTCATTTTGAATCCAACTAATAAAACCTCCTTGTTGTCCTGTTGTTTCAATTCCTACTTCTTGAGGAGTATACTCCTGAACTAAACGAAACAAGTTATCAATGGTGTCATTCATTAGGGCCCTTTTACAATACCCATCTACCCAAAGCCAATCACCATTATTATTATATGCCCATACGTTAATTACACTAAAATCAGCATGTTCCCTATCGCTGGTTGCAAAATCAGTAGTAACATAAAAATTATAAGCACCCTTATTTTTCAATACGTTACTACGTTTATACCAAATCAGATCCGAGTCCTGGATTAACCTATCTTCTTCTGAAGTAATCCGTAACATTAACTCCTGGTTGAATGAATCTAGTTGTCCGGCTCCTTTAGCTTTAAGATATTGATTATTTACATAATCATAACTAAACCTATCCTCCCAAGCGCCTTTAAACTCTTCACGAGAGCACGGAAATGTCTCACAAACCGGGTACACATTAACGTACCAGACGCCCGATTCAATTGCCTTGTATAAAGGGTCCTTAGCATTAAACGGAGTTCCAGACCAAATAACTTTCCTTTTATTAGGATGTAATGCATAGTCAATGGCCGAGTAAACGGTATTTTCCACATTTTCGATAATAGTCGCAGACCTAGCATCTTCATCTCCTAGTAAATCGTCCAGCACTGCAAGGTGCGGTCTTGTGTTTAATTCAACTGTACCACGAACGCCGGTCTTTGCACCATGCCCAGTAACAACAAATTCCTTACCTTCAGCATTTTTAAAATACCATCTAATATCAGTGAATCTAGTTTCTTTGATGTATTTTTTTAAAAATTCACTATTATCACAGCGTCTTTCTATACGAAGCCTCATTTTCTTTACGCCGTTCTCAATACTATCTGAAAGATATAAGGCGTAGTCTACTGTTCCAAACCCTGGAATTGATCCATACACAGCCAAATATAAAAACAGGTATTCAGCGAAGATAGTCGTTTTAGCCAGTCCCCGCGCACACATATTGGCGGTGTTCTGATTCTTGCCTGCTATTTTATCCAGCATTTGGTAGTGAATTACAGGAGTCTTGTTTTCTTCTCCTTTCTCACCATTAACTAACTTAACAAACGAAATAAATTCCAGGGCAAACTCACTGGGCGCGTAAGTGGGGTCGTCATCATAGTCGATATCATTAAGCCATTCATCTACTGTTTTTTTAACTATAGTCATATCTATTCTGGCCCTGTCCATCCTAGCAACGCAAACATTAAATAATTATTAAGTATTAATGCTATTGAATTTATACATAGCACAAAAACTAGCCAATAGAAAATCATGGGGACCGCTATACGTATTCCTTCTTTTTTCATACTACTCCTTTGTGTTATTTATTATTAAGGATGTCCATATACCTTGAGCTATTAATGTATCATCGACATATGCTTTACCAGAAAATTTAGCATATTTAGATAAGTTAGTAGTAATGTTTATATCAAATTTTATTTGATCCCCAGGAAGTGCAGGTTTAATAAATTTAACCTTATCTATCGTAACTACATAAGCTAATTGTCCTTTAGCTAAATCATCACAACCAAATAGTAATCCTCCAGATTGAAACATTCCCTCCAATATAAGTACTCCTGGCATGATAGGAGAACCGGGAAAATGCCCACTAAAATAAGGTTCGTTATGTGAGACATTTTTTAAAGTAATGATATTTGTATCAGTTTTACTTATAACCTTATCTACCATAAGAAACGGGTATTTATGCGGAAGTATATCTAAAACGTTATTTTTCATCAATTACCTCATAGGTTGTTTCAACAGGTGATACATTAACCTTTCTAGCCAATATTTCACTATGCGCTACCTCTTTAGCACTAGATTGGCCATTTAGGATCATCTTTAATTGTTGTTGAGCCAGAGCTTTAGTAGTTGCACGTAGGTCATCCACCAGATCATTACTATAACCAATGTCAATTTCTAATTTTGCAGCGGTCGGAGCTGTTAGATTAGTAATCAAGCTCTCAGCTGCTTTTTGTCTAACCATTTCGGACTTAGCCGTGCGCATCAACTCTGCCTGGGTATTGATAGCTTCTTGATATACACCAGCATTCAATATATGCGTAGGCACAAGAGTCTGCTCCATAATCTTCGTAACTAAAACGTTATTGCCATAGTTATCCGCAAAGCTGGCAATATAGCTAGAAGAAGCTCCTTTATCGATTAAGTTCTGATAACGATCCGGAAAGACCTTACTATAAGCAGTAGAAGCCTTATCTCCCATTAGCTTCAAAGAAGTAAACTTAATGGCATGTATATACGCAGCTAACGAGTATCTTCCGGTAGCTAAAACAGAACTATACGTTAACGTATTATCGCGGAATACTCTTCGTAACTCTGAATCCGGCTCAGAATTAATCATATCTACGATCTCATCTGTTAAATGCTTTCTAAACCGTTTATCCGGCAAGGCGCTCGCCAGCTGATCTTTAGTCAAGTGGTCAGTAGTTTCAATCTCAGTATCAAGATCAGGTAAATTAGTTAATTGCATTAGAAACCTCATTCCATTTAGTAATTAATTCATTATGGGATGCCCCATCGGAATAGCATACATGAGGACAAACCATCCATTTTTTTGCATCTAATTGAACTAAAACGTTATTCTCCTCCAATTCGTTCCAATACTTGTCCCAAGTCCGGTAATCTTTAATCCAGGTAACGGAGTCCATAAACTCCTCTTTATCTATCTCATTGTTTTTATTAGATAATAGAGTAAGCGGGAGTAATAAAGCACACGCCGTACGCGATAGGGTGTTGTTTCCTGCTATTTCCAGGTTTATATTTTTACTCATTGCGTAGACCTCGACTAGTCTGGGTATCCCACATATGCTTAACTATGAAATACTGACGGTCATTACCATTAAACATGATATCCGGGTTCAGCATATACTCCTTCTTAGTGTATTTCCTAATAAAATCACACTTCTTCAGGGCCCTCAGCCCACGATGGAAGTCATGAAGTGTCATCCCAGACTTCTCACATATCGTCTTAGGAGTTCCTACTACCATATTCACTCGATTAATCTGGTACATTACTTTCAGTAATACCAACGCCGCGTCACTTGATAGCTTATTATTAGCTAACAACATAGCAGGCGCCGTCCCTAGTTGAAATTTATTAAACATCGTATGGTTTCTCACTTATATACATAACTAGTCTATAATCCTCCGGGTGTTTATTATACCTCTCGAAGTCCTTCATGCACTGCTCAGCCACGTCATAGGTTAAGTAGGCTCCAAAGTCCCACTCCAATTTCCACTTCCCACCAGCAGTCCTTTTTTCTATTATATATACAAAATTCCTATGGTGATATGAATCCTGGTTTCTTTTCATGACGATCACATACTACCTAAAAAACTACAAATAGCAACACTTAACTCCCGTTTAATCTCACATT